CCAAATCCTACAGAAGTGTATTCAACACTAACCGTAATATCAGGGAATTTGAAGTTATGACTTCCAGAACCAACGGTTTCAAATCTAACAAACTCTCTCTGCTCATACTTTGTTAAATCTGTGCCACCAACGCCAACATTAGCAATTCTGAATGAATCATCGTTGGTCTTCAGAACTCTGTAAGTGAAAGAAGAAACGAAACCAACAATATCTGGAGATGTCCAAGCATTGCCAGTATGATTTACATACTCAATGGTGTCACCATCAAGGAAACCATGATTTACAAAATCAATACTATTAGTTTGAGTATTGATACCAGTTGGTTTTACAATAAGATTTCTATTTGTATATCCACTACCTCCATTTACTACTTCAATACTTGTAATCGTTTTCTTAGACTGAGCAGGAGAGAACTTTTGAGTACCATTTCCACCGGCAGTCAGATTTACGGTATTGATACCAGCATTATAATCACTTATTGTTTCAAATAGTTGGATTGTCCTATTGTTATCAATTTTAGCAAAGTAGGACGCAGTATTGACAAGTGAAGTTGTGCCAAAACCAACAGCAGAGGTGTTACCTTCTGTGTTGTAGATGATTTCTTCACCACCCACAAAGTTGTGGTCAGTATTAAATACGATTTGATCTGTAACAGTATTGATACCGCCACCAGATGTTTGATTTCTAGCATCGAAGAATACATTCCTAAATCTATCAGCAGTCTTTGCCTCTAATACCGCACCAGTTCCGTTACCGCCAGTGATACCGATAGAGACAATGTTCTGAATATCAAAATCTTGAGGATCAACATAAACTTTCTCAAAAGAACCACTGATTACTGGTTGAATCTGAGCAGTTGTACCAGAACCAGTAGTTGAATTAGTTGCTGTGATGACTGGTAAGTTAATGACATCATATCCACTACCACCGTTCAGAAGATTTACTTTCTCTACTGGACCATAGTAGATTTTATCGTCAGATTTATAGTTTGAAATCTCAACACCATTGATAAGCATACCAGTGGTGCCAGGAGTCGTCTCTTCACCCTTACCATTTTTAATATTAGGACTGAGAGAGAACTTTTTAAGAACTTTTTGTGGACCAATTACATTTGATCTCTGAGAGAACAATGTAAATCTATGACCATCGTCTTGTGGAGCAAATTTAAGGAAGTTGCTTCCACCAACAAAGGATCTTGAAGAATATAACTTAATCTGTTTCTTATCTGATGAGACAATTGAGACATAGTAAGAACCAGTCTCCAAACCTACCAGAGGTGCTACATCTGGCTGATAGAATATTCTATCACCTTCAATGAAAGGAACAGCATTAGGGAACTTGAGGGTTCTGTACAGACCATCAGTTGTTCCATCAGTCAAAATACCAACACTACCAGAAGAAATCTTGACAGTATTGACCTCTTTGCTTATCTCATAGGCATAGTCAATGGATGTTGCACTGGTTCTGTTGCTTGAAGGTAATGAGTTTGAAGCAACATATGCATATTCTCCATTCTCATCATAAACATTCAATACATCAGATAAAGTTGAATCATTACCATAAAGAAGGTCTGCATTAGAACTAGAAGCAGTATTTAATTTTCTTCTCAGGTCATAATCCTGTCCAGTTGCAGCAGTGAATGTCAGGTTATCAAGAGTAACTCTGTTTTCATCTTCAACAACACTAGCAACGTGTGCAATACTTGTTTGTGAAGACTCTACTTCTTCTGTGCCTCTTTGAAGGATTTCAACTCTGTCCCCTACCTTGAGACTAGAGCGGTCAATTGTGCTTCCTAAAGTATAATTGTCTACATCATCAATTTGATATCTTGAACTTGTATTGTAAATCCAAGAATTGGCAAAAATTTGTTTGTAAGTATTATCGTCAGTATTCTTGATATTAGAACCAAGATTCTTTACACCAATAATATCATTCTCTGTTACATTGAGTTTCTCACTAATCTGTTTGAATTCAGATAAGACACCAGTGAGTCTTAATACGACTTTCTTAGTCGGATCTCCATGCTCATATCCAAAATACGTTTCATCAGAACGTACATTATCAGTTGGTTGAATTGATACGCCAATTCCAGTGCAACCAAAGAACTGGTTGATACTCTTATCAAGGTATGTAATACTATTGACACCAGAAATAACGTATCCAGTTTGAGCAAATCCAATAGTAGAGTCTACTGGGAGAACAGACGAACCTACAGATACTAATTCAGTTGCTTTAGTTGCAGGAGTAATGTTGAAAGTACCCTGAATAGTTGAAAGATCATCATTACCAATGAACAGGGAGACTTTAAAATATTGTTGATTATTTCTGGTAAAAGGTTCTACCTCAGAGACAGAAGCATTTGTACCAGAGTCAGTTGACTTAATTAAAGACTGACCAATGAGATTGATGGGATTACCAGATATTGCCTCAGCAATAGTAACGTATCTTCTCAGATACTTTGCAGAAGATGGTTTGATGAGGTAATCTTCAAGATTTACAATCTCAGGGTCTACACCATATAAGACCTTACAGAGGATCTTGAATGAGTCATTTGTACCTTTTGCTTCATAAAGACTTCTTGCTTCTTTTATGAAGTTGCCAGCATCAAGAGAAGGAGTAAAATCTACATCTTCCAATCCTGGAGTAAATGTTGATTTTAACTTTCTATAAAATTCTTTGAGGAAGAGAACACTCAGGTTTTGAATAGGTGCATTACTAGTATGCTCAGCAGCGCTACTAGTTGAAAAAACTAACTCCTCAGCATTATTTTGTTGATGATAACTGGTAATACCACAGAATCCACGGACACAACCTGTGAAGGAATTGGTGGTTATACCCGTATATGTAATAATCTCGTCATTAATTTTTAAGAGACCATAGGTATCTGGAAACCCTTTTGTAGAGTTAACGCTGATTGTAGCGTCTCCTGTGGTCACTACACCAACTGTTCTGGTGCTATCTACAATAACCTCAGGAACGAGATTATCAACTTTCAGATATTGGTCTAAATTTTCAGAAATATCAGACGTACCGCCTTGGTACTCTTGTGAAATATAATACTGCTTGAAAAAATCAACTGCCTTTGGATTTTCATCCAATATAAAACTAGGCAGTTGGTTGGTGATTATTTCCTGAACCTTTACCCTAGGTTCGAACCCAGTTTGTATCATATTACTGTCTTATTAGAATCCCGTTTGAATAACTTGATGTGTAGTAATCTCTAGTGAATACTGTTCCAGAAATTTCATCGCCAGACGCAATAACGTCTCTTACCATATTTATGGTGCTATCGGAAACATTAAAACTTAAATAAAGATCTTTGAGTCCAACAACATCGTTAGATTCTGGGAATGCTTGAATCTCAATAATATCATTCATTCTTTGAGTAGAGGTGATATTAACTGTTCCTAAATTAATTTCACCATGCAGATAGTCTACAGTGCCTGCAGACTTATTGATAACTCTAATCGTTCCATCAGAAGTCTCTTTTACAATTGAAAGAGTTCCTGTTTTAAGATCAGCATTAGGAATATCGGTGAGATAGACCATATCAATTTCACCAGCAATTTTAAATCCTGTGGACTTAATATTACGACCAGCAGGATTAACATGGAACTGATTACCAAAGCACAACTCATACTGTGCTGATGTATTCAGTGCTGCCTTCAAGTCTCTTCTAATAATAATCTTTGTAATATTAGATGTAATGGCAGTATCAGTATTATCAATAACTTGCTGAATTTTACTATACTTGAATCTACCACCAAACTTATTCAGGTCAACTGAATTGGAATAATCATTGAGAGATGTGGTAACCATCGTCTTCAACGATTCTGCAGTAGACACTTTGTTTGAGTTGTAGTAAACTGCACTATCAACCTCCACATACAGTATCTTAAGGTCAACAATCTTCTGATTGATACTAGATACGGTGTAATTTTTTAGTTTTGATAAAATCTGTGACTTGTTGAAGTCTGATACAAAACTACCATTCTTTGGTTTGATACTAATAGTTACTGTACCAAATTCTGGTGGATCCAGTTCTTCACCACCAACAACAGAAACTGACTCAGTATCGGGATAGATTAACTTGATAATCGCTTCATAATCCCTTGCTGTAACCGCTCTGTACTGCGATGAATAGATCCTAGGAGCAAAGTACTTGATGGAGTCAATTGACTCTGTATCAGACCCGTTCTGGGATGCCTGAGAAGTGGTTACCGTAACGCTGCCTGGATTGGGAATATTACCAGCAGAATCTTTTACACTCCCAGAATATGAGAATAAAGATGCTCCGTTACCATCGGCACCATCAGTAACAATGTAATGAACAGTGATTACAGAACCATTCTGCAGTTTCTCACCAATCAGTCCATCACCAAACAATATTTCATACTTCTCGTCCTGAACTTCTTGAATCAAGTAAATCTTAGAATCGCCACTAAGATTCAGAATATTATTAACTAACTGATATTCAACACCAAGACCAGTCTCACCAGGACCTTTTACATAGACTGAAATGGTGGATGTATCAACGTAAGAGTTATCAAGTAAGAATCTTTGATTCAGTGATGTATCTACCGTAAATTCTTTTGAAAGGAAGATGCCTTGATAGACATCAATGTTACTGAAGGTAGCAACATTATCAGTAACAGAAGTTGTGATATTTTCTGGGATTGCAAATGTATATGATGTATTATCTACGTTACCAGTGCACACCAGACCTGCCTGTAAGGTCGCTGTTGCCGATGTACCTGCTACTGCCGTACTAAACGATACTTGTGCCTTTGCTGCCGTTCTAGAGCGTGGTACGTATCCAATATTACGTGCCAGTGAAACTACATTCTCTCTGAGTGTTGCCGAATCCAAGAAGGATTCGTTAACAATCATATTAGAGTTGAATGCATTAATATAAGTGTTATATGCTAAAGTATCAATTAAAACTGAAAAGTTAGAACCTTCAAAATCAAAGTCTGTGAAATTGGAGTTAGCACGGAGATAACTCTTAATCTCAGTTTTAATCTGATCGAAATCTAGATTGGCAAATTTAGTGAAAGGCATGTTATCTTGTTGCCTCTAAGAGGAATGTATATTCTTGTGTTGGGAACTCTTGTCCGATAATATCAAAAATGACGTT